TTAGTTATTTCGGTTTATAAAGGGCGATCATGTCCAAACAAACAGCTTGGCCTGCCGATAAGGTCGAGCGCCGCAAGGTTGCGTCTCTTGTGCCGTATGCGCGCAACGCTCGCACCCATAGCCCCGAACAGGTTGACCAGATCGCCGCCAGCATCCGCGAATGGGGCTGGACGACGCCGGTTCTGGTTGATGAGGAAGGCGGGCTTATAGCGGGCCACGGTCGCGTTATGGCGGCTAAGAAGCTAGGGATCGATGAAATCCCGGTGATGGTCGCTAAAGGCTGGTCTGAGGCCCAGAAGCGCGCTTATGTGCTGGCTGATAACAAGCTGGCCTTAAACGCTGGTTGGGATATGGATTTGCTGAGGGTCGAATTGGCTGACCTGAAGGCGCTTGATTTCGATATTGACCTGACGGGTTTTGGCGGCGGTGAGTTGGCCGACCTTATGGCCGAAAAGACCGAAGGGCTTACAGACCCGGACGCTGTGCCGGAGCCTCCAGCAGAGCCGGTAACGGTTCTTGGCGATGTGTGGTTGCTTGGTAATCACAGGCTTGTTTGTGGTGACTGCACAAGCGTTGAAACGGTTGATAAGGCGCTGAATGGCGTTAAGCCGCATTTGATGGTTACAGACCCGCCTTATGGTGTGGAATACGACGCTGACTGGCGTAATAAGGCTAAGAGACCCGATGGAACTCCGATAGGTGGCAAAGCTCTTGGTAAAGTTGCTAACGACGACAAAGCTGATTGGCGCGAGGCGTGGGCGCTATTCCCCGGTGATGTTGCTTATGTTTGGCATGCAGGACTTTATGCTGGCTCGGTAGCTGATAGCTTGATTGCTAATAACTTTGGTCTTCGTTCTCAAATTATATGGGCTAAGAATAATTTTGCTATTGGCCGCGGTGATTATCATTGGCATCATGAGCCTTGCTGGTATGCGGTAAAAAGCGGAGCTAACGGCCATTATGATGGTGGCCGCAAGCAATCCACTCTTTGGCAAATAGACAAGCCGCAAAAGTCAGAAACGGGCCATTCAACACAAAAGCCCGTTGAGTGCATGAAGCGCCCTATTGAAAACAATTCATCGCCCGGTCAGGCTGTTTACGAGCCTTTTAGCGGCTCTGGCACAACAATCATAGCGGGCGAAATGACAGGCCGTCATATCCACGCCTGCGAACTTAACCCGGCCTATGTTGATGTGGCTGTTACCCGTTGGCAGGATTTCACCGGCAAGGAAGCAACCCTAGAGGCGACGGGCCAGACGTTTAGTGAGGTAAAGAGTGGACGAGCAGCAGCCAACTAACAAAGGCGGGCGTCCACCTTTTGAACCGACCGAAGAACAGCGCCGGATTGTAAATGTCATGTCTGCTGGCGGCTTCCAGCAACTAGCTATCGCTTATGCGCTTGGCATTTCGGATAATACGCTGCGGAAATACTTTGCCGATGAATTAGCGGCTGGCGGCTCCAAGGCTCATGCAATGGTTGTCGGCAACCTATACCGCCAAGCCACCAAGGACGATCCAAGGGCCACCCCGGCAGCGATCTTCTGGGCTAAAACCCGCCTTGGCTGGAAAGATACAAATTCAGTTGAGTTAAGCGGCCCGGACGGAGGCCCGATCAAACAATCTATTGAGATTGTATTCGTCGGTGACGATGACGACACGCCCGCAAGTTAGCATTCCGAAGTCGTTCCGGCCCTTATTCAGCCCGGCCAGATACAAAGCCTATTACGGTGGGCGCGGTTCGGCCAAGTCGCACAGTATAGCCACTGCCCTGTTGCTGATGGCAGGCCAGAAGCCACTACGCATTGCCTGTTACCGTGAAATTCAGAAGTCGATCCGGGACTCGTCAAAGCGGCTGCTGGACGACAAGATAGCCGCGCTTGGTTATTCGGACTTCTTTGAATCCACATTAAATGAGATACGCGGAAAGAACGGCTCGCTTTTCATCTTCGGTGGGCTTCGCTCTAATCCAGAAGCGGTCAAATCAACTGAAGGTTTGGACATTGCGTGGGTTGAGGAGGCGGCAACAGTCTCCCAAACCTCGCTAGATATTTTGATACCGACCCTGAGAAAGCCGGGGTCGGAACTATGGTTTAGCTGGAATCCCCGGTTCGCTACTGACCCGGTGGATAATATGTTCCGCAACGGCGAGCCGCCGCCAAACGCCGTTATCAAGCGGGTCAACTACGACCGCAACCCGTTTTTTCCCGATGTGCTTCGGGATGAAATGCTTTGGGATCAGCGCCGCGACCCGGATAAATACCGGCACATTTGGCTTGGCGAATACCAGAGCAACAGTGAAGCGCGTGTGTTCAAGAACTGGCGCGTTGGCGACCGGGACGAGTTCACCGAAGACCCGACGAGGCGCTACTACTACGGGGCCGATTGGGGCTTTTCGGTCGATCCGACCGTCCTTGTGCGCTGTTATCTTGAGGGCCGAACCCTCTACGTTGATCGTGAAGTCTACAAAGTCGGCTGCGAAATAGACGCAACTCCGGCCCTGTTTGATAAAATACCGGGTTGCCGCAAATGGCCCATTAGGGCCGATAGCGCCAGACCTGAAACGATCAGTTACATGAACCGCCAAGGCTTTAACATTGTCTCAGCTCTAAAGGGCGCGGGCAGCGTTGAGGATGGCGTTGAGTTCCTTAAATCGCATGACATCGTGGTGCATCCCGATTGTCGTCACACGATTGATGAGCTTTCCTTGTATTCATACAAGATCGACAAGCTCACCAATGAGGTTTTGCCGGTGCTGGAAGATAAATCAAACCATGTGATCGACGCCCTCCGCTATGCGCTGGAAAGCGCGCGGCGTTCGGTCGCCCAGCCGTCGATTAGGCGCATCTAATGGTTTGGCCTTTCTCCAAGCCGCAGCCGGTAGCCCCAGCTGCGCCGGAAAAGAAATATTCCAGCGTCGGGACACTGATCGCCACGCGCGCGCTTAATCTCCCGCAATGGCCGCAGCGTCAGTTCGAGCAGATCGCCAAGGAAGGTTATCAGCAAAATCCAATCGTCAACGCCTGCGTCTATATGGTCGCAAGGGCAGCGGCGAATATCCCGCTCGAAATCAAGCGGGGAGAGGAAGAAGTCGATGTCCCTGACCTTGCTGCTTTGCTTAACCGCCCTAATCCGATGCAGGATGGCGAAGCCTTCCGTATCGCCACGCTTAGTGACTTGCTCCTCGCGGGCGAATTCTTCGCGGAAAAGGTCGAGGTAAGCAAAAGGCCGAAAGAGCTATACCGCATCAATCCGGGTCGGATGACGGTTGATCCCGGCCCGCAGGGTTTTCCAGCAAGCTACACTTACAATGACGGGAAGTCGCGTAAGACGTTCCCGGTTGATGTGATGAAGGGCATTTTGCCCATTTTGCATGTGAAAGAATACAACCCAAACAATGATTGGCGTGGTATGCCAAACATTGACCCGGCTGCATTCGCTATCGACATGCACACGGGCGCTTTGAGGTGGAACAATGCGCTTCTCAACAATGGTGCGCAACCTTCTGGCGCGCTTGTCTACGCTCCTAAAGAGGGAGGGGACAAGCTCACCGAAGATCAATGGCAAAGGCTCAAAGCCGAACTGGATGAAAGTTTCTCCGGCCAAAAGAACGCCGGGAAACCCATTCTGCTAGACGGCGGGCTTGATTGGCGCGAAATGGGCTTCTCGCCCAAAGACATGAATTTCGGTGAAGGGCTGCATGAGTCGGCGCGGTTGATCGCACTGGCGTTTGGCGTCCCGCCGCTGATGCTTGGCATACCGGGCGACAATACATATTCAAACTACACCGAAGCCAATAAAGCCTTTTACCGCCAGACGGTCATCCCGCTGCTTCACCAGTGGTGTCGCGCCTTTTCTTGGTGGATTGGCCCTGCCTATGGCGCAGACCTGACGATTTACCCGGATTGCGATGATCTTGAAGTCTTTGCAGGCGAGCGCGAAGCGCAGTGGCAACGTATCGAACAATCCAACAGCCTTACGATCAACGAAAAGCGCGAACGGATGGGGCTTGAGCCTGTGCCGGGCGGCGATGTTGTTCTTGTGCCTTCTTCTATGGTTCCGCTGGAAGTTGCCGGAACTATGCCGGATGGCGGCCCAGAACCGCAGGACGTAAACAATGGCGAAGCCACCGAAGAAGAAACCAATATCGGTGGTAACGGCGAGGACGAAGAATAAAACCCTTCGGCGCGTCCAGCGTCATGTATTGCTTGCTGCGGCTTATGAACGAGGCTTGGCAAGCGATATTGAGAAGGTTCTTCGCCGCATTTCTCGTTCTGCTGCAAAGCATGTGGCTGACGGATCACCTGAACAAGCAACCAAAGTGGTCGGCGCGTATCAGGCGGGGCTAACCCGGATATTTGAAGGGCGGCTTGAAACAGTCGCCATGGCAAGCGCCAAATTGGTGTTTGAGGAATTAAGCGCCGAAAAGGGCGGGCAAGCAGGGTTTGAGACTAAGTTTCTGTCCTTGTTTGAAATCGCGCAGGCTGCGGTTCGGTCGTGGCTAACGTCCTATGCGGCGGCAAAAGTCGTCCAGATATTAGAAAACACCAGAACGCAAATCCGCAAAGCCATCGTTCGGGGCAATGATCAGAACGAGCCGCCAAGAGTGCTGGCCCGCAGGATCAAAGACGAAACAGGCGGGCTAATCGCCAAGCGCCGGGCTGAAACGATAGCCCGAACAGAAACGCACACGGCGGCAAATGTCGGGTCGGATGAAGCTGCAACGGCAACTGGCCTAGCGCTGGAAAAAGAGTGGATGGCGACGGAGGACGCGAGAACGCGCCCGACCCATCATGAGGCTAACGGCCAAAGAGTAGACAAAGACGCTGATTTTATTGTTGGCGGGGAACGGATGCGCTTCCCCGGCGATCCCAAAGCGTCGGCTGGAAACGTGATTAACTGCCGTTGCGTTGTTCTCTGGCACCCTAAATTACCAGTTGCGGCTAGCAAGCCCGTAGCGCCTATGCCGGTAATTGCCCGGCCATTTGACGCAAAGCCAAAAGCAGAGCGCGCTTTGCATGAGAAGTTCTTTAAGGACGCCCCGGAAGCCTTAAAGCAAGTTATACAAAAGACGGTTGATACAACCGCAGTAAAGAACAGAAAAGGCGCGCGTTCAAACTGGAACAACGGCACTATTACGATGAATTCCGCCTACCCAGAAGGGGAATATGCGGTTGTTTGGCGGCATGAGTTTGGCCACCACATTGATATAACGCGCAAGGTTGTCTCAACCGAAGCGACCAAAGAAATGGCTGCGGACAAGAACGCAATCATCGCTACGGTGAGAGCTTCGGCAGCGATGCGTTCAGAAATCGACGCTAAAATAGCCAACCATCTGGTTGAACTAGATAAACTTAGCGAGAAAGAACAAAAAGCCGAACTATCGGCGCTTTTGAAGAGGAATATGCTGACGGCGGAAATGCTGGAGGCATATGGCCGCCCAATGACAAGCGCTGCTGGTAAGATATACGCCTTGCGAACTCATTATTATGAGCAATCGAAGGATTGGCATTCATATATCAGGGCAGCTTACAACGCCCTGACAAATGATGAAGCAAAAGCACTGGCCTTAATGACCAGTGATTACATCAATGCAACGACAATGGATGCCGTCGCTTTCGGTCATAAGTTGTCGTATTATCAACGGTCTACAAGATTAAATGACGGCATTTATGCTGCGCAAGT